CTGTAGCGGAGCTGGATGGTGGTGCCGTCGGTGAGCTGGACGGTGGAGCCGTCGGCGAGGAGGTCAAGACCGGGGGTCGTCATGGTGGTGTCCCTACGTGAGTGCCGGGTTTCGGCCTGCGGGTGAGGGGTGCCGGGCGGGCGCGTGGGCGGGGCCCGCCCGGCAGGATCAGGCGATGGCGGTCGCGGTCTCGTTGAGGACGGCGGACAGCCACTCGCCGGTGGACAGCAGCGGGGACGCGTCGGCCGTGAACGAGATCACCCGGTAGTCCTCGTTGGCGAAGCCGACGTTCGGGAACGCGGTCAGCGTCAGCTTGTGGAGGATCCAGTGCAGGTCACCGCCGACGATGTCGACCCCGTTGGGCGGGGTGACGCCTTCGAGCTTGAACGGCGGCAGGGTGGCGTCGTCCCCGGACAGGTCCCACCTGGTGGTCTGCGCCGGGGTAGTGCCCGAGTCGGTGACCGCACCACCGACGATCGCGGCCAGCACGTCCAGCGACACCTTCGCGTGGGTGACGGCCACCTGAATGTTCGAGATCGCGCTGTTCGTGTCCAGCTTGCGGTTGTCGCCACGGAGGGTCTTGACCTCCACCTCACCGGTGATGGCCATCTCCTGGATGCCGGGCACATCGAGCGGCGTCCCGTAGGTGGCGGCACCCCCGTCCGGGTCGGCGGTCAGCGGTGAGATCTTCGCGTCCTGCACTGAGTAGATCTTCGATACGCGGGAGATAGGCATCTCGGTGTCCTTCCTGGTGCCGGGGTTCGGCCCGGACGGGGCGGGGTCAGACGATGTCGGTGGGGGCCGTCTGCGGATGCTGCGGCTCGGTAGGCGGCGCCGGTTCCTCCACCGGTTCGGAGTCGAGGACCTCGAGCACCGATTCGGGGATGAGCGCGGCCAGGGCCTCGTCCACGGGGCCGGCGTCCTGCGGCGGGATGACCGAGTCGACGAGCCACCACGTAGTGCCGGGGCGGCCGGGCGTGGTGTAGACGACGACCGCGCCGTCGGTGACGCCGGCCGGGTTGGGGCAGCGGAGGACGGTGACGCCCGCCTCGGGCGGCCAGTTAGGGCCGAGGTAGGGGATGACGTCCTCGCGCGGGAGCTGGACGTAGACGATGGTCATGCGGGGAGTACCTCCGAGCGGAGCATCTGCCGGTGGATGGCGATGGTGATCGAGGACCGGATGCGGTTGTCCTCGATGGGGAATCGGTCGATGTCCTGGACGCGGACGGCGGTGACCTTCGCCGGGTGTGCGGGGAGGGGGTGGCCGTGGAGGGCGTGGGCGAACAGCTCGACGAGGCCGTACCGTTCGGTCACCTTCGCGGTGACGGTGGTGGCCTTGGCGCGGGCGGTCTGGATGATGTCGACGGTCGCGGTCTCGATGATGTTGAGTTCGGCGTCTGGGTCGCCGTAGTCGCCGTTGCCGGTGGTGTCGAGCGCGATGGACAGAGCCTCGGTGATGACACCGAACGGCGGCTCCTGCCCGGGGCGCGGCCCGTCGCGGAAGAACGGCACGCTGGTGCCGAGCGATTCAAGCCGGGCCTTCAGCGCGCCGGCGGTCGTGGCGGCCATCAGCGACCGCCCCGGATCCGGGACAGGTGGGCCCGGAAGAAGATCTCCGCCATCTCGATCGCCGGGCGCATGAACGGCTGCGGCCGGGTGCCAGGGTGGTTGACCTGCGCGACCGGATGCCGCGCCCCCGGCCAGTACAGGGCCTTCTTGTGCTTCGGCTTGATGACGTGCGGCGCGGTCCCGTACTCCACCGCCGCCGCGTAGCCGACGTTCGTCCCCACCACGTAGCCCACCCGACGGCCGGAGTTCTCCGCGCGGGACACGATGCTGGACCGGAGCCGGCCGGTGTCGACCGGGGCGCGGCGGCGGGCTTCGTTCTGGACGTCGATGCGGGTCCGGTTGACGGCGGTCTTCACGTCGTTGGACATTCCGCCGAGTGCGCGGCGTAGGCCGCGCTCGTAGGCGCGGGTGTTGAGCCGGGCGCTGGCCGATGCTCCGAAGCGCATCACACACCCCCGAAGCTGGGCACGGCGCGGTTGATGTAGGCGACGAGGAGGGCGTCTGCCTGCGTCGATCCGGTGGACGACGACGGGGCGTCGGGCGTCGTCTCCTCGTCGTCGGGCTCGATGCGGACGTTGTTGCCCTCGTCGTCCACATCCAGGCCGGGGGTCTGCGTGCTATCGGCGTCGGACGGTGCAGCGTCGGCCTGGAGGTGCGCGGCGAGCAGGGCGCACGCCTTGCTCACCAGGAGCGGCACCGTGTCGTACCCGAACTCGCCTTCCACCTTCGCCTGCTCCAGCCCCCACCGTTCGAACAGGCCACGCCACCCGCCGTTGTACGACTCGGCCCCGGCGATCAGGTCGTCATAGCCACCCCACCGCAGGTGCACCGCGTCGATCTGACCGAGCACGTCAGACGACGTCACCCGCCACGCCGACGACGGCAGCGACGACGCCGAACCATCAGAGACGACGGGCGTCACCGACGTGACCGTACGGACGCGGCGCGGAAGGATGACCAGTCCGTCCGCCGCCACGTCCGCCACCACCACCAGTGAAGTGGGCTCGAAGAGTTGCTGCGTGTACCGGGTGATCCGCTCCGTGGCAGCAGCGATCCACGCGAGTACCTCGGCACTGGTGCCGGTGCAGCCCGCGTCGCGCGCTTCTTCCTCGGAGCAGTACGCCATCGGTCAGGCCTCGCCGTCCTGCTCGGCCTTCGCGGCGTCCAGCTCACGCTTCACGCCGGCCGTGACGAGTCCGCCCTTGGCGACGATCAGCCGGGCGTGGCCGCCCGGGTGCTTGTTCACGACCGGGCCGACCGGTGTGGTCATGCCCTCGCCGCCGAGCTGCCGGTACGCGGCCTCCGGCGCGGTCTGGCCGATGTCCCAGCCGGTGCCCGCCGCGTACTCCTGCGTGCGGACGACGGCCGGGTTGGGCTGCTCCTGCGGCTCGTCGGTGCTCTTGCTGCTACGTGTGGCCATCACTGGCCTCCTCACGGTGTCGTGTCGGATGGGGGCCGGATCAGGTCGCCGCGGCGAACGTGATCTGCACGAACGCGGCGGGGGTGTGCACCGCCACGTTCGCCCTACGCTCGGCGAGGATCACCAGCGTGTTGCTCGTGAAGTAGTCCGCGTGCGAGTCGGTCATGAGGATCGTGATCCCCTGCCGCTCCCACAGCGTCGCCCCCGTACGGAAACCTCCGAGCAGCGCGGTGCCTGCGGTCATCGCCACCGTGGTGACGACGGTCAGGCCCCACAGGCGGGTCGCCGCGCCCGGGTCGGTGACGTTCGCGATGACACGGAACTGCCCGTTCGCGTCCTCGTCCAGCTCGATGTCCTGCCAATCCAAAGGATTCATGACTACGGCGGTCGGCGGGTACATCGCCAGCTCGGCCTGCGTCTTCGCCTTGCGAACCGTGATCAGCTTGACGTCCGTGGAGCCGACGCCCGGCTGGTAGGTACCGATGCCCGGGGTCGTCAAGATCCCCTGCATCTCGGTCGTCCCGTTGCCGGTGAGGATCTCCCGGTCGAGCTTGTACTCCAGCCCGTACGTCAGCCGGCCGTTGATGTAGCCCATCAGCTGGCCGTTGTCGTCCGCGGCCTGCCTCGTGATCGGCACCCAGTGCGCGACCGTCTTGAGGGTCGTGGTGATCAGGTCGAAGGAGAACGGCCCGCTCATGGGCTTGTCCGCGCCCTCGGCCACGACCGCCGCGTTGTTCCACGTCGACTGCGGGCCGGACGTGTCCCGCATGTACTCCAGCGTCGTGCCGTCCGACGTCTGCCGGTCCAGCAGGTTCGCCACCAGCAGCGGGAAGTCCGGGTTCTGCGGGAGGATCCCCGGCACCCGAGTGTTCTGCTGCGGCTGCGTACCCGTGTCGACGGTGCCGACCGGAGCCGCACGGTGCTCAACGGCGAACTTGCCCTGCTTCCCGTTGGCGCGGAAGTGCTCCAGCGCCTTGGAGCGGACGAACGCCTCGGCCGCCGACACGGGGTCGGGGGTGCCCTGGTCGTCGGGCTGCATGCCCGGCTGGTTGCGCTGGCCGGGCTGCGGCTGCGGGTCTCCGGCGGGAAGCTGCGCGGACTGGAGGGCCCGACGCCGGGCGTCGCGCTGGTTGGCCTGCTCGATCTTCGCGGAGATCTCGTCAGCGCGCGCAAGGAGTTCGTCGATGTCGCCCTTGTAGTTCTCGTCTGCCAGCAGGGCGGCGACCTCGTCGCGCTGCTCGGTGAGGGTCGGTGCGCCGCCCTTGATGGGGTAGATCGGTCGTCCGTCGCGGCGGCGACCGATGGGCCGGATGCGGGCGAAGTTGCTCATGTGCCGCGTCCTTTCGGTCCGTGGACGGCTCGCAGCCGCCCAGAGTTCTGGGGGTCTGCGGTCCGTCTTTCACGGCCGGTGGATCGCGCCCGGCATGCTCACGGCTTTTACGTCCGGTGTGAGCGCCCGGATGGCAGGAGGGTAGATCGATTCGGCGACGGGCGTCGTCGGGGGCTGCAAGTCACGGCGGGGACGGGCGTCTACCTGCGTCGCCTGCCCTTGCGTGCCTTGCGGGGCAGGCTGTTGTAGGAGCGGGAGCGGCGCGCCCAGCGGCGGGCCCACGGCATCTTCCGGGCGAAGGCCCACCGCCACTGCGCGCGGCTGCGGAAGCTGCCCATCACGCGCCGCCGATCGTCGTCAGCCGCAGCCGCGCCGCACGGCGGGCCCGCTCCTCCATCCGCCGGTCGTCGGCCTCCTCCTCAGCCGCGGCCGCCCGCGCCTGCTCGTCCAGCGTCGGCGCCTGCACCTCCTCGTACAGATCACCGAGCGCGGACCGGACGGTCTTCAGCTTCGAGCCGGGCACAGCGGCCATGCGCGCCGTGATCTGCGAGACCTCCACCAGGCGCGCCGAGCGGATGTTCTCCAGCATCTCCGCGCGCTCCTCGTCGCCCAGCTCGTACAGCTTCTTCCAGTCCGGCAGGTCCGTACGGACGAACCCGACGGACAGCTCCCGCGCGGATCCGCTGCGGGCCATCACCCGCGCGTCCCGGCCGACGGCCGTGTCGTCGTAGCGCCCCTCGATCCACAGGTGGTCGGAGCGCTCCTCGGCGCGGAACGTGCCGACCGGCTGCATCGGCGAGTGCATGAACAGCAGGGCGTACGACTGCTTGTCGATGCCCTTCTTGAACACGCCGGGGTGGAACGTCGTGCCGTAGCTGTCCTTCTTGCCGTACCGGCAGGCGTAGCCCTGGAACGTTCCGTCGTCGCCTTCGTCGACGCGCCACTCCACATCGTTGAGCGCGCGGAATTCGATCTCTGCCATCACTGGCCTCCCTGCTGCTTCAGTGCGTGTTCGGCGTACACCTCGGCCACGCCGTCCATGACGACTTGGTGCGCCGGGGACAGGCGCGGCGCGTACCGGTAGACAGCGCGGTCCTTCTGGTCGCGGCCGTCGTACTCGTAGACGACCCGGCCGCCGCCGAAGCTGACGTGCTTCGGCAGGTCGCCGTTCGGGTCGGGCATCACGGCCAAGTCCGTCTTGCCGTCGAACGGGCCGCGGCGGACCTCGGAGAACGGCACGCCGGGCGGGCAGTATGCGCCGCGGTACTGCACGCTCCCCGCGGGCTGGAGGATCACGGGGACCTCGGATCGCAGCAGAGTGGCCACGGTCAGGACTCCTCATCGTCGGGAACAGGGTCGAACTCATAGGTGAGCGCGCACCGGCACTGAATGCTCTGGTTGGCGGGCGCGGTGGCGTCGGCCGGCCACCGGGACTCGGTCAGCTTGAACCGCTTGTTCATCGGCACGGTGCTGCCCTGCGCCGCGCGGTGCGTACGGCGGGTGCGCTTGTCGTCGGTGGACACCCACGTCTTGCGTACCGCACCGGCGTCGAGAGCTGCCATGTGCGACGCCGCGGAGTAGCCCCCGACGGTCTCGGTGCGGGCGATCATCGTGGCCCGGTAGTCGCCGAGGTTGGTGAACACCCGCTGGATCCGGGCCCGCAGCTCCGGGACGCTCTCGCCCTCGGCGACACCGGCCGCCAGGAGCTGCGAGCGGAGAACCTGCTCCGTCGTCGCGGTCACCTGCCCGGCCAGCTCCTCGACACGGGCGTCCAGCGCCCCGGCGACGTCCGGCTCATCGAGGTCGAACGA